GACCAAGAAAGAGCAGCAAATTATAATGAATAATGATTACTATCAAAATTGGGTTGGTATTGTTGAGGATAGAAACGATCCATTAAAGTTACGTTGTAGAGTTCGTATTATTGGTGTACATCCAATTAGTAAAGCGCAAGTTCCAACTGAAGCTTTACCTTGGGCATCAATTTCTTGTCCACCATCTTCGATGTTATCTTTGATGATGCCAAAAGAAGGTGATACAGTCGATGGTTATTTCATGCATGGTAATCCTGATTTTCCAGTTATTACTGGAGTCATACACGGAATTAGATTAGAAGAACAAAATAGTGAACTTGGTTTTAATGACCCACGAATACCAGAATTGATTGTTACAGCACCAAAACCTGCAAAAGGTATTGTGTATGAACAAATTGGTGTGCCATCTTTGCCACTTGTTGTTATGGAAGATGTAAAGTTATTACAACAAACAACAATACATAAAGCAAATCAAAATAGAAAACACGTTTGTGATATTGCTGGACTAATGAAACGTAACGCAGCTCTACTCAGAATTCAATTTTCACAATTAATGGAAGGAATTCGAGCAGGCATTAAAGCTATATTGAAAGCTTTAGGATTAAGTAGTGGTATTACTGGTTATATGATTGAACAAGCAAAAAAATTAGCTCGTGAATTGAGTAACATAGCAAAATCAATTTCAGAAATAGCAGACCTTGCAACAGTTGTTGTTGATTTTGCTAAAAAAGTTCGAGCAATGATCGACTATATTAATGGGCTGCCTTCTAAACTATATGCCTTATTGAAACAATGTTTATCAGAATTGGTAGCATCACTAACTTCTGGATTATCGGTATTGTTTGCTTCATCTGGCAAAACAGATTTTACTGAGGCCATTGCAGTATTCAATGATATTCAAAAATCAGCAGGAGAAATTTACACGGCTGGTTTAAAAGTTGTTGCAGCACCCGTTGCTGTAATCCAAGCATTGACTACTCCAGGTAGTTCAACTGATGTTGCAGCTGCTGGAGAAACGTTGAATACATACCTATCCAGTGTGAACCCAACATCAACGACAACTGATATAACTAAATTTACAACTAATTAATATGGCAACAAAACCATCTGATGATTATTCGTGGACAGAACCCGAGTCGCAGGCAAACGATGAAACGTTGCCGAAGTATCCATACAACCACGCAACCATAACCGAATCTGGCCACAGTTTTGAATTGGATGATACTCCAGGACGTGAGAGAATACGCCTCCAACACGGCGGCGCACAAACTGATGGTGTTGGCACATTCTTTGAAATTCAATCTGATGGAACGAGAATCAACAAGATTGTCGGTGATAATTATGAGATTGTTGCCGCAAACAACAATGTTATTATTTCTGGTGTATGTAATATTACTATAGAAGGCAACTCAATTGTACACGTTAAAGGTGACAAATATGAAAAAGTTGATGGTGACTATTACTTAGAAGTTGGTGGTAAATTGTCACAAACTGTTGCTGACACTTCTTCAATATTATCTAATGGTGATATGACTGTTGGTTGTGGAAACCCAATCACGGGTCGAATGAAATTAGCAGCTGGCGACCATTTGTATTTGGATGCAGATTTGGTTGTATCTGGTAGTTTGGCGGCGAATATGATTACTTCAGAAAATAAAGTTAATGCTGGAACAGGTGTGTTTGCTGGTCCTTTAGGATTCGTAACATTACTTGGTGGTGTTGCGGTTGGACTTGATGTTGCTGTGCCGTTACAAGTTAATGTGACAACCGCTGTTAATGCTGGTGTCTCAGTTAATTCACCGCTAATTAATGGTGTTATTGTTAAAGATGTTCGTGGCACAATGGAAATGATGCGAATGGTGTTTAATTCACACATACATCCAACATCAAAGGGACCAACCGGTACACCCTTTGCACTAATGTAATGAGGTATTATGGCAAGCGTATATGAAAGATTAAATTTTAGTTTTGATACAAGCAAGTTTGGAGATTCAATTAATCTTTCAGACAGTACAAAGAGTTATCTAAACGCCGCACCAGTTAAACTTGAAGATTGGCAAAAGAATGATTTGGCCACAGGCGGTATTGTCAAAACAAATTATTTTAAAAATCCAATGATTACTGTTACCTCAAGATTGAGTGATAACGTTGCTGAGTTAAACAGTGTTTTACAGACAATCGATACATTTGATAACGGTTCTGGAACTGAATTAAAAACTAGTGTATCGAATTTGATAATTGAGATTCGTAACTATTTGAGTCACACATCAAACATCTCTGGTGTTACGGAATCAAAAGCTAATATTTCAGAAGGTTCTATTGTAGTCACTCATTTTCCAGATTACAATAAGGCAGTTAGTGCAGGTGAACAGATTTTAATGTTGACTAGTGCAACCGATGGTGTTGCCAATACAGTTCCTTTGTTGGGTAATTTTACTAGTTTGTTTATTTCAGATGAGATTACATCCAATGCCAACAACATTATTAATAACATAGTTTTGGTGAAAAACAGCATTCGCACAGAAACAACAGGTGGTGAAACGCCAGTAACATCGACTTTATCAAACCTATCATTATCACTTATAACATCTTTAACTGCAAATGTTGAATCTGCCAACACGTTATTGTCTACCAGAAGATTGCATGATTGGAACTTTTACAGAAATTCATTGAATATTTTGGATGATTATAACAAACTCAACTCACTAGGTAGAGTCGGTAATACACAAAAATACTTAATAAACAATCTGATTGGTACAGACAAATACAAAAATAGCTTGGCCAATGAATCGGTTACGGATCCTCTAGTTTCTCAATATTCAGATTTTTGGAGCAAGGCAAATACTTTAACCACAATTCAATCCAACTCTGTGGGTGGAGTCATGGATCGCAATTGGGGATTGTATAGGTCTTGGTATGGATCTAATCCTGATATTACTTGGGGATCAAGTGGCACCGGTGCCACAGGTAACAGGTCTGGTACAGTTTCACTAAAAGCCGGCGGAAGAGGAGTTGATGTAGTTATTGTGGATGGTGTTATAGATTCGAATCATCCTGAATTTGCTGTGAATCCAGACGGCACGGGCGGTAGCAGAGTAAAATATTTTAATTGGTATTCTTTGAACATACCTGGTGATACCAGGTATGGACAGACATACAGTCCTCCTATAACAAGCAATGCAAGTTCTTCTTCTGATGACAGTAGACATGCTGTTCATGTGGCAGGTACTGTAGCAGGTAATACACAAGGATGGGCTCGTAATGCTAATATTTACAACATAAGTCCGCAGTATGTGACAGGCGGTGTTCAATATACATACTTGTACAAATACATTTTGTATTGGCACAATCAAAAACGTGCGGCAGGTAATATGACACCAACAATTGTAAATAACAGTTGGGATTCACGATACACAATAACTTATACTAATATCACATCCGTGACATATCGAGGATCAACTGTTGCAGGTCCATTTACTATTAATCAATTGGCATCTTATGGCATTAACGTTGACTCCTCCAACATTGCTAGGATTCCATTGAGGAATGACACAATGGATGCTGACATACAGGCCTGCATTGATGCGGGTATTATCATGGTTGCTTCCGCTGGAAATCAATATTATAAAATAACAACAAATACTAGCGATGTTGACTACAACAATACTGTGACAGCAACAGGATCCAATTCAGGCAATCCCATATACTATAATCGTGGTTCATCACCAGGTTCTGCGTCAAATGTCATATGTGTAGGAGCGATATCATCGTCAATCAATAGTCCAGGTCCTGACAGAAAACTTGATTATAGCAATCGTGGGCCTCGGGTGAATTTGTTTGCTCCTGGCACAATTATTACCAGTGCTTGGCTTACAAACATCATTACAGATCAAGGAATTTTACCTACTCCTGTGGTTGATGCGAGAAATTCCAACTATTATGTTGCCAAACTTAGTGGCACTAGCATGGCGTCACCACAGGTGTGTGGTGTATTGGCATGTGCATTAGAAATAACTCCCACAATGAATCAAGCAGCTGCATTAACTTATATCACAGAGAACGCTGGAGTAAATCAGATTCCTACAACTACTGGCGGCGTAACCGATCCATATGACCTGTTGGGTGCGGCAAATCTTTACCTAGCAGTACCTTCTAATTTAAAAAGCACTGGTTAAGAATAATTATGACAAACACAAAAATAACGTTGGGTAACATAGATAAATAAGATATGGCCACAGTAATTTCATCTTCATCCAGACAATATAAAGATTTGGACCTTAACTTTTTGATACATCCAGTAAGGAAAGATATCAATAAACACAAGGACGAAATGGCAGTTATCAATTCAATTAAGAATTTGATGATGACCAATCATTACGAAAGACCGTTTCAACCTGATTTAGGTTCTAACGTAAGGCGCTTGCTTTTTGAAAACCTCGATAAGATTACCGCAATATCGATGGAAAGAGAGATTAGACAGGTTGTTGAGAATTACGAACCAAGAGCACAGATTAAAACTTTAGATATCTTACCTGATGTTGACAATAATGGTTTCAGTGTTCGTATGGAATTTTACATTATGAATATGACAGACCCCGTAACAATTAATTTTTTCCTAGAACGAGTACGATAAATGGCAAATCGTTTAAGAGTAACCGAACTTGATTTTGATACAATCAAGACCAATTTAAAAACATTCCTCAAACAACAAACGGAGTTTTCCGATTATGATTTTGAGGGTGCTGGCTTAAGTGTTCTTTTGGACATTTTGGCATATAACACGCACTATAATGCATACTATCTCAATATGGTTGCAAATGAGGGTTTCTTAGATACCGCATTGTTAAGAAACTCAGTTGTGTCTCATGCCAAAAAACTTGGTTATACACCACGTTCAAACAGAGCATCTAAGGCTGTTATTGATGTATCGATTAATGGCAGTACTTCTGCAGAAGATTACTTGACTATACCACGTGGATATACATTTATTAGTGGTCCGGTTGAAGGTAAAATTTATACTTTCATTACTTTGCAAGACTATACCGTTTCAAAAACTGGAACAAACTTTGTCTATAACGATATTGAAATCTTTGAAGGTAAATTACTTTCATATTCATACAATCATTCGGAAATTAGTAATCCTAAACAAATTTATGAAATACCTGATGCTAAAGTTGATACAACAACATTGCGTGTTACAGTTCAACAAAGTTCTTCAAACACGGAAACTGTCGTTTATAATCCTGTAGATGATTCAATTTCATTGACTTCGGATTCTAAAACGTATTTCCTACAAGAAGGACAAAGCGGCAAGTACCAAATCTATTTTGGTGATAACA